ATCCGGCGAGCGCGGGCAGCGAAGGCGACCCGGTGAACCTGGCCATCACGCGCACGGCCAACTTCTGGAACCGGAAGGTCGTGTTGTGCTCGACGCCAACGACCAAGGGCGCCTCGCGCATCGAGCAGGCCTGGCTCAACTCGAACCAGCAGAGCTTCTGGCTGCCGTGCCCGCACTGTGGGGCGTTTCAGGTGCTCACGTGGGGCAACCTGGTCTGGCCCAAGGATGCGCCGGAGAAGGCCGAGTACCGCTGCGAGCACTGCTCGAAGCCGATCGCCGACTGGCAGAAGCACCAGATGCTCAAGGCGGGCGAATGGCGCGCGGCGCGGCCCGAGGTCGCCGACATTGCGGGCTTTTGGATCAACGGTCTCTATTCGCCGTGGCGCAAGTGGGGCGCGCTGGCGAAGAAGTTCCTCGCCGACAAGAAGTCGATCGAGACGCTGCGCGAGTTCGTAAACACCGTGCTCGCGGAGCCCTGGGACGATGCGGCGGAGACCACGGTCGATCAGGCCACGGTCATGGCGCGGAGGGAGCATTACCGGGCCGCTGTGCCGTATGGCGCGGTGGTGCTGACGGCGGGCGTCGATGTCCAGAAAGATCGGCTTGAGCTGGAGCTCGTCGGCTGGGGACGCGGCGAAGAGTCGTGGTCGATCGAATACCGCGTGCTGCCGGGCGATCCTTCGGGGGCGCTGGTCTGGCAGGAACTCGACACGTACCTGGAACGGCGCTGGCCGCATGAAACCGGGATCTCGCTGCCGGTGGCCGCGTGCGCGATCGATTCGGGCTACGAATCGCAGGCGGTGTATGAGTTCTGCCGCACGCGCTATCACCGGCGAATCTTCGCCGTGAAGGGCAAGGGCGGCCCGCTGCCCGTGTGGCAGCGCAAGCCGACGGCGAAAAACATCCGTGGCGAGAAGCCGTGGATTGTGGGCACGGACACGGCCAAGGAGACGATCTACGGGCGGCTCAGGAATCCGACGCCGGGCACGCCCGGCTACTCGCACTTCCCGGCGGATCGCGAGGAGGCGTATTTTGAGCAACTCCTTGGCGAGGTGCTGGTGACGACGTATGCCAAGGGCCAGCCCAAGCGCGAGTGGCGGCCGAAGCCCGGCGTGCGGCAGGAGGCGCTCGACGCGCGCGTCTATGCTTACGCCGCGTTGCGGGCGCTCGTTTCGATGGGACTGTCGCTCGACAACGAAGCCGACCGGATCCTGGCCGCGAACCGGCCGCGGCCCGTGCCGGAGGACGACACCGACGGGGCGCGCTGGTTGGGTGACCGGGGAAGGAAGTGGCTCACGCGATGAAAGTCCGAAGTCAGATGCAACCGTCCGGGCACACGTGGGAATACCTCGTGGTCACGACAGAAGCGGAATCGGCGGCCGTGCTCGCCGAATACGGCGCGCAAGGGTGGGAATTGGTCACGGTCATGCGGGAGTTTGGGACGCGCGCGACGTTCTACTTCAAGCGCCGGAGAACCTGAGTGGCCTGGACGCAGCAACAACTCGATGCCATCGAGGCGGCCATCGCCAGCGGCGAGCTGACCGTCCGCTTCGGCGATCGCACCGTGACCTACCGCTCGATGGACGAGCTTCTCCAAGCGCGCGCCGTGATTCGCGAAGCGCTGGCGGCCGAAGCCGGCACGGCGACGGACCGCTTCTCGTTTGCCCAGACCTCAAAAGGATGAACTGGCTCGACAAAGCGATCGCCTGGGCTTCCCCCGAAACGGGCCTGCGCCGGCTGCGTGCGCGGCGTGCCGCCGACTTAGTGCGCCTGGCCTACGAAGGCGCGCGGACGGACCGGCGCACCGGAGGCTGGGTCACCACCGGAAACTCGGCCAACGCCGAGATTTCGGTGGCGCTCGCCAAACTGCGGGAGCGCTCGCGCGACCTGATCCGCAACAACGCCTACGCGGCGCGCGCGGTGGCCGAGATCGTGGGCAACGCCATCGGCACGGGGATCACCGCTCAGGCGCGAGGCATGGACAGGGACCTAAACCGGAACATTGATCAGGAATGGTCCATGTGGATTGAGGAATGCGACGCCGACGGCCAGCTCGACTTCTATGGTCTTCAGGCGCTGATCGCGCGCACCGTGTTTGAAAGTGGCGAGTGCCTGGTACGCTTCCGGCAGAGGCGACGGGACGACATGCTGCCGGTTCCGTTGCAACTCCAAGTCTTGGAGCCGGACTACCTGGATCACACCAAGACGCAAAAGACCGACACCGGCTACATCATTCAGGGTGTCGAATTCGACTTGGTGGGCCGCCGCATCTTCTACTGGCTCTACGGGCAGCATCCGGGCGACGTGGTGCAGACGGGCGTACGCGGCGGGGCGTCGATGCAATCCATCCGTGTGCCGGCGAGCGAGGTTCTGCACATTTACCGCAAGGACCGGCCCGGCCAGGTGCGCGGGGTGCCGTGGCTTGCGCCGGTGGTGGTGACGTTGCGCGACCTCGACGAGTACGAGGAAGCCGAACTGGTCCGCAAGAAGATCGAGGCCTGCTTTGCGGCCTTCGTGACGCAGCCGCAAGGGCCGGACGGCCCGCCGATTGCATCCGCCACTCCGGACCTGGCAACCGGAAAGCGCGTCGAGAGCTTCGAGCCGGGCATGATCGAGTACCTGAAGCCCGGCGAGGAGATCACGTTTGCATCGCCGTCGGCGTCGGCGGGCTATCGCGACTACGTCGCCGCCAAGCAGGCGCAGATCGCAACGGGACTGCAACTCACCTACGAGCAGTTGACAGGCGACCTCTCGCGCGTAAACTACTCGAGCTATCGCGCGGGATTACTCAGTTTCCGCAACGGCATTGAAGGATTCCGCTGGCTGACCTTCATCCCGATGCTGTGCACCCCGGTCTGGGAAAGATTCCTGGCTGTGGGATATGCCGCCGGAGTGTTTGCGAGAGACGTGAGTTTACTGGTACGCGCCGAGTGGACGCCGCCCGGCTTTGGCAGTGTCGATCCGTACAAGGACTCCCTCGCCACGCTGAACCGCCTGCGCACCGGCACACTCACGCTGCGCCAGGCCATCGCTGAGCAGGGCTACGACCCGGACGCGCAGCTGGAGCAGATCGCCGAGATCAACCGGCTGCTCGACGAGCGCGGCATCGTTCTCGACTGCGATCCGCGCCGCGTCACGCAGAGCGGCGCGCAACAGAAGGAGCTTCAGAATGACGCCAACGAGAGAACGGCTGGAAGCGCAGTTTGAGGCGCTCGCTCCGGCCGACCGCGACGAACGCACGGCGACGCTCACCTGGTACACGGGCGCGGCGGTGCGCCGCTACGATGCGCGCGGCCCCTTCGAGATGCGCTTCTCGATGGAGCCCGGCGCGATTCGCATGGGCCGCTTGGCGAGCGGCTCCGCGCCGCTACTCAACTCGCATCGGGACTTCACCGTCGACGACGTGATCGGCGTGATCACGCGGGCGTGGATTGAAAACGGCCAGGGCAAGGCGACCGTGCGGTTTTCGAAGCGCGCCGACGTGAACCCCGTTTGGCAGGACGTCCAGGACGGCATCCTGCGCAATGCCTCAATGGGCGTGGCGATTCACGCGGTGGAGGACCTTACGCCGCAAAATGCGGCGATGCGCCAGGTGCTGGTAACCGATTGGGAGCCCGAAGAGGTCTCGCTCGTGCCCATCGGCGCCGATCCGGGCGCGGGATTCAGGTTTCAACGGGCAACTGGCCCACAGGAGCAGAAGATGGACGAAACCATCGTGGAAGCCGGCCTGACGGCCGGCGCCAAGAACAATGCCGCGGGCGACGAGGCCCGTGACGAACTGAAGATGAATCTGGATGCCGAGCGCCAGGCCGCCGCACTGGCCGAACGCGCGCGCATCCGGGAAATCGAGAAGGTCGGCCGCACGCTGAACGTCGACGCGCGGCTGGTCGCTCAACATGTCGAAGCGGGCACCTCGGTTGAGGAGTTCCGCAAGCTGGCGCTCGACGATGCGGCCCACCGTTCGGGAAAGACCGAGATCCGCAGCGCCGCCGCCGTGGTTACGCGCGATGAAACTGAGACCCGCCGCGCCGGGATCATGGCGGCGCTCTTGCACCGCTACGATCCGGCGGTCTTCCCCCTGAAGGAAGACCTGGGACGCGACTGGACCGGGCAGACGCTGCTCGATCTGGCGCGCGAGTGTCTGGAACTCTCCGGCACGCGCACGCGGCGGCTGCCGCGCCATGAAATCGCGAAGCTCGCTCTGTCGACCTCGGACTTCCCCTCGATCCTCGCAGACGTCGCCAACAAGACCTTGCGGCAGGCCTATGAAGCCTACCCGCGCACGTTCCTACCGTTCTCGCGGCGGCGGTCGGCCGTGGACTTCAAGAACATCAACGCCGTGCAGTTGGGCGAAGCGCCGAGCTTGATGAAGGTCAACGAGAAGGGCGAGTTTACCCACGGCTCGATCGCCGAATCGAAGGAGACCTACAAGCTCGCCACCTACGGCCGCATCGTCTCGATCACGCGCCAGACGATCATCAACGACGATCTGAGCGCCTTCACGCGCATCCCCGCGGGCTTCGGCGTGGCGGCGGCGACGCTCGAAAGTGACACCGTGTGGGGCATCATCACCTCGAACCCGGCGATGGGCGACGGCGTGACGCTGTTCCACGCCAACCACGCGAACCTCAACACGGGCGCGGGCAGCGCGCTCGCCTTGGCCGGACTGGGGGCGGGCATGGCGGCGATGGCCAAGCAGAAGGGGCTCGACGGCGTCAACGTGCTGAACGTGCAGCCGCGCTACCTGGTCGTGCCGGTGGCTTTGCAACTCACGGCCTTCCAGATGATCGCGCCGAATCTCGCGCCCGCGAAATCGGCGGATCTCGTGCCGGACTACATCCGTGCGCTGACGCCGATCGCCGAACCCCGGCTCGACGCGGCGAGCACGACGGCTTGGTATCTGTTCGCCTCGCCCGACCAGATCGACACGATCGAGTACGCCTACCTCGAAGGCCAGGACGGCGTTTACA